CTGCAACATAAGGACTAACGCTTCCAACAACGTCATCACCGTAGGTAAGCATCGCAACATTATCGCGAAAATCTGTAACTTCGCCAAAAATCGTGTGATAAATAATGTAATGCAATCCAGCGTTGACGACAGAATTAAAAACATCAGTAGCAGGATTGCCACTTTTGTTTCCCTGTGAGCTTTCATACAAATATGGACCCACTATGAGCAAGCTATTTCGCAAACAAGCCACCAAAGCATGTCTAGCTTTTTGGTTAAAATCACCATAATAGTGATCAGTGATACGAAGGAAAAATTCAAACAAAAACTGAGGGATTGAACCATCAAAATTTGTATAATCTTCATCAAAGCAATTTTCCTTCCACTCTAAATCTTCATAGATTTGTTTGGATGCTTGTTCTCTGTCAATTCCAATGGCATGGTGCAATCTAAAACCTCGTTTTTCTTTGAACCACGTTATGAAATGTCCAAAATACTTTCTAAAAAGTAGTGAAAAACCAAAATCTGGATTTTCGAACACTCTAGTCTTTCCAGCTTTAACTTTAGCTATTGGTCTGAGCTCATCTTTGAGAGTTGAAGTCCACAGAAACGTAGGTCTTATTGCTTGCACACATCGCTCTTCTTCGTCCACCATATTTTGATAAAATGTTTTCTTATAAAGTGGAATTTCAAGTTCTTTCGCTTTTTGTGAGAACACAAAGATGTCTTTCTCTTTAATTCCATTCACCACTTTTCCAGGTAATGCATCTATTAAGTCTTCTTTAGACACCCATCTACTAATATAACCCGGAGACGTTGTCAACACAATACGATTCATTGAGCCAAAACCATTTAACATTTCATGTTCAGTTAAGGCTCTACCAACACTTGCTGGGATGTCCTTACAGTACTCAATAACACTCTCATCAAAAGCCAATCTAGAAGGGCTTTCATGTTCACGCAAGAAATACTTCTGTGCATTAGTGTACATAGGATGAACACCAGTTTCTGGCACAAGATTCTTTCTACTTGGAAGAAAAC